CGGCGTCGTGTAGCAGTCGCTTTGCTGAACGGATCACGCGATTGCTTCAGCATTTCGGCGATCAGCAACTCGCGAATGCGCGGGTCGGGGTACTGCATCTCGAAATCCATTTGCGCTCGGCGATTCGACTCGGCAGGGTCCATAGCTGGCGCGGCGGCCGGAGCACGACGTGGGTTGACCGCGTTCAGTTCGGTCATTTCGTCCGGTCCAAGTTCACCCGAGCGAAACAGCATGCCGAGTGGCACCGAATTTCGAATACCAGCCATCAGCGTCGCGGCGTCGATCGGATCGATACCTTGCAAGAAGTCGTCAAGTAGATTACTGGGCATAAGGGTTGCCTCGGTTGGGTCGATATTCGTCGTCCACGTAGTCCGTGTCCGGTGGGATCGGATCGATTTGCAGGAACGACATGTCTTTTAGCAGTCGCAACGCTTGGGACAGCGTGTCAGTCAAGTCGTCCCGATCCGCTTCGGGGAACGAGCACACTTGGCTCACCAGCGGCTCTGCCCAGTCGCGCGGTTGGCCCGGATGGACGAGCGATTCGGGCACGTAGACGCGGCCGTGGGCGATGATGTTGGCGACCAAATGCAAACGCTGGACTTTGTCCGCGCGGCCCGGGTTGTAAGCGCGGCACGGCACACCGGCACGCTGGAGGTCCTGCAAAATGCTAATGCCCGACGCCTTGTCCTCGACGAGTACGAGGTCCACCTTTTTGCCGGGTTCGCCGTAGATCGAGCCGTACTCGTCAATGATCTTGGGCCGCAGGTCCGGGTACGCGAGGAAGTCCTCCCAGCAGTCGATGAGCATAACGCAAAGCCCGCTGTCCTCGTTCGGCCTAAACACGCCCCACACGGAGCACGCCGTTGGCTCGTTTTGCGTCTTCTCAGTGTACGCGCAGTCGTAGGACTGGAGCACGTACATGAATTCGGGTAGTGCCTTTTTCGCGTCCCACAGCTTGAACCACTCGCGCCTGACGATGCCGTAGTCCTCGGGGTCGATCACCTCCGCGTACAGCTCTTGCCGCCCGATGCGTGTGCCCTCGTACTGCGACACGATCTCATCGCGGAACGTGGGTGCGAGGTTGTTGAAGTTCTCGTGCGTTGTGCCCGTGGTGACGATGACGCGGTCCTCGCTAATCAGTCGACGAACGATCGGGATGGGCTTTGGTGTCGTAGTGATGCAAACGCGGGGCTTTTGCCCCAGTCGCAGGCCGAACATGAGGTTTGACCACATGTCCTCCGCATTGCGGAATTTCGCCAGTTCGTCCACCCAAGCCAAATCGTGCTGTGGTCCGCGCAGTGTCTCGGGGTCGTTGTCCGAGTAGATCGTGGCGATCGCGCCATTGGGCCACTCGAGTCGCCGCTTGGAAGGCACAAACACCGGCTTGCACATCGGGTGCGAGATGGCCAAGATGCCCGATTCGCCCTCGACCATCACATCGCGAGCGTCGCCCGCGTCTTCGGCAATCAGTGCAATGCGGCCCGCTAGACCTTTTTCGGCGTGGTAGCGCACGAATTCGGCACCACAGCGGGTTTTGCCCCAGCCACGGCCAGCGAGGATCATCCAAATGGTCCAGTCCTCACCCGGTGGGATCGTCTGGTTGTGCCGTGCCCACGTGGGCCAGTCGTAGAAGAGTTCGAGTGCTTCGCGGTCCGACAACTCGTCCACGAACTCGTGCCAGTTCGCCGAATCGACGATAGTCGACTTTTTACTCCGCCTTTGAGCGCGAGTTAAGACGTTGGGCAAGGCGATCACGGAGACCTTCGATGTTGATGTTCGAGTCCAGCTGGCCCGACACGTTCATGTTAACGTCTTTCGAGCGGAATTTCGCGTCGTACCCCATGAGGGTGAACTGGAGCAGTGAATCACTAAACTTTTTCACAGTGTCGCCCGTTTTGACGCCCTGATGCGTGAGCGGCTCATCGTGTCCCACCACTGAGCGACGATAAGCTTCGGCACGCATTGTGTCGACCATCTCCTCTTGGATGCTGTCCATGATACCGTCGAACAGCTTGTGATCACCGCGCCAGCCGATCAGCGTTTGCCGGTGGATGCCCGCTGTGCTGTACGCGTGACGCAGTGAGAAACGAGCTTCGGGCGGACCATCACGGAATTCGGCGATGATCTGGAGCATTTTGTACGCCCGTGTTTCTTCCATGAGTGCCAAGTCGCCGATCGCTACAACGCTTGGGTCGTTGCACGTGGGCGAGTGAGCCAAAAGGCACGAATCACTGGGCGGGTGCCGCACGCGGTCACGGACGACGGCGTCCAGTAGCATTTGCACAGAGAAGGACAAAGAGGCGCGGAAAGAGCGGGACAAGCAGTACGAAGAGGGCCTGAAACGCACGGGTCTTGGGCACGACGCCCCCGGTGGTGCGCAGTTCCAAGGGGCGAGCAAAGTGGTGCACCCCGTAATGGCTGAAGCCTGTATTGATTTCGAATCGCGTGCCATCAAAGAGCTATTCCCACCGGATGGCCCAGTGCGGACGAACATCTTGGGCAAAGTTACCGAAGAGGAAACGAAACGGGCCGAACGCAAACGCGACTTCATGAACTGGCAACTCACCGAGCAGATCGAGGAGTTCCGCGATGAACAGGAGCAGATGCTCACGCAGTTGCCACTGGGCGGCTCGCAGTTCCTAAAGCTCTGGTACGACGATCGCAAGAAGCGACCCTGCGCGGAGTTTGTGCCAATCGACAACATCCTACTGCCTTTCTCGGCCGCGAATTTCTACACTGCACAGCGAGTGACTGAGGTGCAGGACATCACCCAGCAGGAATTCGAGTCGCGGATGGCCGCAGGTCTTTACCGCGACGTAACGTTTACTCGCGCCAGCATGGAACCGGAGCCTACGTCCCCCGAGAAGGCAAATAACAAGATCGAAGGTAGGCAGTGGAGCGACGACACGGACGGACTGCGCCGAGTGTTCCACATCTACGCGTTCATCGCTGAGGAGGACGATTCCTACTCTAAAGGCGAACTGGCCCCCTACATTTTAATGATCGACGAGAACAACTCGGAAGTCGTCGGCATGTACCGGAACTGGGAGCAGGGCGACGAAGCGATGGCGAAGCTCGACTGGATGGTGGAGTTCAAGTTCATCCCGTGGCGCGGAGCGTACGCGATCGGGTTGCCACAGCTTATCGGTGGGCTGTCAGCCGCAATCACTGGTGGACTGCGTGCACTACTCGACACTGCGCACATCAACAACGCCGCAACGATGCTCAAGATCAAGGGCGCGAAGATCTCGGGTCAATCGCAAACCGTCGAAGTGACGCAAGTGACCGAGATCGAAGGGGCACCGGGTGTTGACGACATTCGCAAGATCGCAATGCCGATGCCTTTCAATCCTCCGAGCGAAGTGTTGTTCAAGCTTGTCGGGTTCCTAACGGACGCCGCAAAGGGTGTGGTGACCACCTCCGAGGAAAAAATCGCGGAGCTGAATGCCAACACACCAGTGGGCACTACTCAAGCGATGATCGAGCAGGGTTCCAAGGTATTCTCAGCTATCCACGCTAGGCTTCACGATTCTCAATCGCGTGTTCTGAAGGTACTTCAGCGTATTAATCGCTGGTACTTGGAAGAGATGCGAATGGGCGACATAGTCCAAGAGCTGGACATCAGGCGCGAAGACTTTAATCGGAACACTGACGTGATTCCGGTGAGCGACCCCCACATTTTCTCCGAGACCCAACGGATGGCCCAGACCCAAGCGGTAATGGCCTACATGGACAAGTACCCCGACCTCTTTGATCGTCGTGCGGTAGTCCAGCGTGCGTTGAAGCAGATGAAGATACCGAACGTGCAGGAGTTGATGCCCGCCACCGCCGAGCCGATGGAGATTAATGCGGCTGAAGAGAATGCGGCGATGACGATTGGGCGTGCCGCGTTTGCGTACCCACACCAGAACCAACTGGCGCATATCCAAAGCCACCTCGACTTTGCGCTGAACCCGATGCTGGGGTCGAATCCAATCATTGCACCCGCGTTTCTACCCGCTTTCCTTGAGCACTTCAAGCAACACTTGATGCTCTGGTACCTCGGCCACATGAACGGCTATGTCGAAGAGTCACTTGGACGTCCCGTGAAAGACTACGACATTGCGGGAATCACTGGGGAGATCGACAAGCTGTACGCGTTGGCGTCCCAGCACACGCAGATGGATGCGAAAGAAGCGTTTGCAAAGGTCATGCCCGCAATGCAACAGATCTTGGAGACTGTGCAGAAGCTCAAGCCGAAGCCACAGATGGACGGCTCGGATCAGGTGATCCTCCAGACATCAATGGCCGAGACCAAACGACGCGCAGAGCGCGACGTGAAAGAGTTAGCGATACAAGAGGAGCGTCTGAAGAACGACGCACTGAGCAAAAACCGCGAACAGCAGATCAAGATCGCGCTGAACGCATCGGACAACTTGACCGAGGAACGGATCAAGACTGCAGAATTGACGCAAAACGCGGAGATTCTGAAGAGCGAGCAGGAGCAAACTGCATTGGCCGCGCAAGAAAGCGCACAACGAACTTTAGGAGTGTAATATGGCTACCAACGACTCTGCCCAAATGGGCCAAGATGTACCTTACCACAAGCGGATTGCGATGGGCGCGAAGCTCGATGGCTCCTCGCTTGGTGCGAAAGAATCCACGAAGACGCCCAGTGCGCCCAAGCGTGGTGGTGGGGCACTAGCGCAAGCGAAAAAGAAATAATGCGGTACGTCAGCGACCTCATTGGTGCTATTGAGGGGCGCAAAGCGGCGATCGCGCAGTCACTGGTGCACGGCAATGCCGTCACTTTTGAGGCCTACCAACGCTTAGTTGGCCAGCACCAAGGGCTTGAAGAAGCTCTGGTAATTTTAAACGACCTTTTAAAAGAGGAAGATAGAGATGAGTGATACACAACCGGTAGCTTCGCATGAAGCCGCGTTGCAGGAAGCATTTCCAGCAGTAGACCCCGGTGCATTGCCTGTAGGTGGACGAATTCTTGTGCAGTGGAGAGCCGCCAAGAAGACCGTTACGTCGTCGGGGATTGTACTCATTGAGGAAACGAAGGAAACGGAGAAGTGGAATAACCAAGTGGCGAAAGTCATTGCGGTGGGTCCACTAGCTTTCAAGAAACGCGATACACTCGAATCGTGGCCCGAGGGCAACTGGATCGAGATTGGCAACTACGTCCGAATGCCAAAGTGGGGCGGCGACCGCTGGGAAGTACCTTATGGGGACCCAGCACTAGGTGAAACCGCGCTCTTTAGTGTGTTTAATGATCACGAAGTAATTGCGAAAGTTACTGGTGACCCCTTGAAAGTGAAAGCCTTCCTATGACCTCCAACGACAAACTTGATTTGCAACTTGCGGAAGAACCCGATGGGTCCGCAATAGTGTCTTTGCCCGATGGCGAGGCACCAAACACCCCCGAGAATACTGGCGAGGGTCTTCGGACCGGCGGCCGAGTAGATTCGGACGATGACGATGGGGACGATAACCCCGCCGATAATATACCCCATGCCGATCCTGAGCGCGAAGCTATTCGACTGGCGCGTCGTGAGGAGCGACAGCTCAAGAAGAAGCTTTCGAAGGCCAAGACGAATGAGTCGAACCATCTGATCACCTCGCTGAAACGCCAAAACGAGCATATGGCGGAGCGTCTGAGTGTCTTGGAAAAGCGTACGGCCGGTTCGGACCTCGCTCGGCTGGACAAAGCGATCGAAGATGGTAATCTGAGGCTCCAATACGCAAAGATGAAGGTGAAAGAGGCCACCGAGATGGCCGATGGCACCTCCGTCGTAGAAGCGCAGGAGGCGTGGTACGACGCTCGCCGCCAAGTGGAGGCTCTAGAGTCGCTCAAGAAGCGTGCCGTGGCCTCGGAACCCAATCGTAACTCTGTGCCCCAAGCTCCGGACCCACTCCTGAAGCGTCACGCCTCGGACTGGATGGCTCGGAACGACTGGTACGACCCGAACGGCAAAGACATGGACTCCCAAGTCGCCACCAAGGTGGACGAGGCTCTCGTCGCCGACGGATGGGATCCAAAGACCGCCGATTACTGGGAAGAGCTAGATAATAGATTGACAAAATACCTGCCTCACCGTTATAATAGCGGTAACGACAATCAGTCGTCAAATCGGAGACCCCGTACCGTGGTAACAAGTTCAGGCCGTGAATCCCAATCGACCGCTCGTGGAAACGAATTCCGGTTGTCACCTGAGCGAGTCCGCGCTATCAAGGACGCTGGGCGATGGGACAACATCACCGAACGCACCAAGATGATTCGTAAATACGCGGAATATGACCGCATGAACGTAAATAGGGGGTAACAGATTATGAGAGATGACCGATTGAAAAAAGACCTTTCAGGTGGTGGCCGTGAATCCCGCGCACAGCAGGATAGCGAACGCGGATCAGCGACTGAAAAACTGGCGAGTGCGCATGAACGTCGTAGGATGTTCCGTTCGGAATGGATTCAAGAGTCCCTTCCTAAACCCCCGGAAATTCCGGGATTTCATTTATGTTGGCTTTCAACGACCAATGGGTACGACCCTATCCACAAGCGCATGCGCATGGGTTACGAACCAGTAAAAGTAGAAGATGTTCCGGGCTTTGAGAACTACAAAGTTAAAGCCGGTGAGCACACTGGATTCGTCGCTTGCAATGAAATGTTGCTCTACAAATTGCCTGAAGAGTTATATCAGGAAATCATGGCAGAGTTGCACCATCACGCTCCTCAGGATGAAGCGGACAAAATCCGCGTACAGGCTGAACAGCAGATGGGGCGAGACAGTAATGGCAAGCGTCTTGGTCAAATCGAAGGCGAGGGCATCAATGAAATCGACAAACCCATGCCTATCCCTGTTTTTCAGTGATAGAACACGAACTAAATAAGGAGTAAGACTATGTCTTCAACATCTGCTCCGTTCGGCTTTCGCCCTGTTTACCATCCCACTGGGTTGGATCGAGCAGTCGCGCTGGCTGGCGGTATTCCAAGTGGTTATGCCACTGGTATTCTCAAGAACCAACCCGTAGCTTTGGATACGAACGGCAACATCATTATTGCCACCGCAGGTAGTGCCTTCATTGGCGTATTTGCTGGTGTGGAATACACTGATAATTCCGGACGTCGCCAGATCAACAACCAGTGGCCCGCTAATACGGCGTACCAAGCTGGTTCATGCATTGCATACTACTATCAAGACCAAACGATCGTGTATGAAGTGCAGTCCACTGCAACGCTGGCTCAAACCTCTATTGGTGACCAATGCAATATGTCTTCTGCAACAGCGGGTAGTACAACTACTGGCTTGTCAGCGGCTATGCTCGGCACTGTGGTCGGTTCAGGTTCGCAAGGTGATTTCCGAATCATCGACATCGCCCCCTATGCAGACAATGCATGGGGAGATCCGTTTGTGATAGTGCGCGTGCAAATCAGCCGCCACCAGTACACAGCTAACATCGTCGCCATTTAAAGGAGTCCAATCATGGCCGCACCAATGCGCAGTACGGACTTTAGAAGTATCGTTGAGCCTATCCTCAATGAATGCTTCGATGGAGTCTATGATCAACGTAAAGATGAATGGTCTCGCGTTTTCCGCGAAGAGCAAGGCATCCCACGTAATTACCACGAAGAACCAGTCCTTTATGGATTCGGTGCCGCACCTCAACTGCCTGATGGTACTCCGGTAACCTATCAGCAGGGCGGTGTTCTCTTCTTGCAACGCTATGTGTACAACGTGTATGGCCTTGCCTTCGCGTTGACCAAAGTGTTGGTTGAAGATGGCGACCATATCCGCATCGGTCAAGTCTATGCAAAGCACTTAGCTCAATCGCTGATTGAGACCAAAGAGACTTTGTCCGCAAACGTCTTGAACCGTGCGTTCAATTCGTCTTATGTCGGCGGCGATGGTGTCCCCCTCAATAGTGCGTCACACCCTATTGTCAGTGGTACATTCAGCAACCTGCTGTCTACCTCGGCGAATTTGAGCCAGACATCGCTTGAGCAGATGTTGATTCAGATCCGTCAAGCGGTGGACAATAACCAGAAGAAAATTCGCCTCGTGCCCCGCCAATTAGTGGTCGCACCCGGTAACGTTTTCCAAGCTGAAGTGTTGTTGAAATCAGTGTTGCGGGCGGGTACAGCTAACAACGACATCAACCCCGTTAAGTCTATTGGCTTGATGGACGAAGGTGCCGCTGTATTGAGCCGTTTGACCAACGCTAATGCATGGTGGGTTCAGACCGACGCTCCTGAGGGCATGAAGCTCTTGATGCGTCGTGCACTGGAGAAGACCATGGAAGGCGACTTCGAAACTGACTCTATGCGCTACAAAGCGACAGAGCGTTACGACGTTGGCTTTACCGACCCTCGTGCCTTGTACGGCACGCCCGGCGTCTAAAGCAAGCGGGGCTGGCGTCAAACCCAGCCCCTTATCATTAATGTTTGGTCAAACTTTTCAAGGAGCAGACCATGCCCCAATTTTCAGATGATCTTTTTCTAGGTTCCGCTATCACCTATCAAGGTGCGGATGCCTACCCTGCTGTTTCGACCTTCACTGGCTCGATTTCAACTACTACACTTACTGTTACTGCAATGCTTTCCGGCGATAACATCTCTGTGGGTATGTTCCTCGACAGTTCAACGTCGCTTACTAACGGCACTTACATTACCGCTCTTGGCACAGGTACAGGCGGTATTGGTACTTACACAGTTAACAACTCACAAACTGTAGCCAGTGCCACGATCATTGGATCCGGTAATGCTTTGTTGCAGAACCCTTCTCCGATGAGCACAGGTGTTGGCCCATTGGGTCGCCTCTATGTTTGGGATGCTGTGCCACAAGCTAAGCTGACGACCAACATTGTCGCCGCTGTGATCACAACTGCCACCACGCTCACGCTTGCCGCAGGTGCTGGAGTAACGTCAGCGACCATTTACGGTGGTGCTACTGGTTTACAACTCGACTGCCCTCGCGCCGTATCGACTACCACTGGTGCTGGTACTCCAACTTCCGTCAACATTACGGTATCCGGATTCGACTACTACGGTCAAGCCATGAGCGAGGTGATTGCGACAGGCACGGTGGCATCAACGACTGTCAGTGGCAAAAAAGCCTTCTACCAAATTGCCAGTGTTACTGCTTCTGGCGCAAGCGTGGTAACCGTTGCGGTAGGTACAACCGACATCTTGGGTGCACCACTGCGCATCACTGATCGAGGTTACGTCACCCGCGCTGGCTGGGACAATACCTTGGCTGAAGATGCTGGCACTTTGACTGTTGCCGCCACCGCTACAGCAACTACCACAACTGGAGATGTGAGAGGTACTTTTTTACCCTCATCAGCCTGTGACGGTATCAAGCGTCTTGTGATGGGAATAGCCCTGCCAGCGATTGCGGCAGGTCCAAATGCAACTCGTGTTGGCGCACTCGGCGTCACACAAGCCTAAAGGGGAACGACATGGGTGAATTCAAACCAATGG